ATTGGATCAGGAATAACATATTTCTTTGTTCCATCTTCAAACTGCACATCAAGAAAAGAATATTTTACCAAAGATTTTAATATATTGCTTAATGTTTGGTTGCTTATCTTCCCCGAATACAAAGAAATATACTCTTTAATTTTTGAGAATGTTGCCATCTTATGCGCAACCGCCAACAATACTAACCTATAGTTTTCTGATTTTAAAAAGAGTTCTTCCAACTCTTGATTCACAAGTTGCTCTGCAATTTTAATAGTTTCTTCGAATGCATCATTGTAATTTCCCTTTTGCTTTACTGTATACCCATATATAACAAGGTACCCCACGAGCCCATCTAAAATCCTTACAGCATTTTCAATTTCCTCTTTGTTTGGTTTAATCTTAATCTGCTTGAACCCTTCCAGAAGAAAATTAAAAGATTCTTCTTTTGTAAATCTTTCAAGCTTAATCTCATTTAAGTATCTGCCAAACAGCGGCGCCTTTGGATCGTCACTTTTAAGAAAATCATGTAAAACGCCAACCTCAGAGCCTGTCAAAATGAACAGGATATTCGCTAAATGATCGTATGCATGAGCTAACAAGTTTAACATTTCTGTACCACCACTTCCATAGAACCTTAGGTATTGTGCCTCATCCATTGCAATAATTAGTTTCTTTTTAGATTTATCTATTGCAACCTCTGTTAATGTGTCAGGGTCAATGCTAAACCCAAAGTCCATCCCACAAGATGTTTGTAAATTGTCAGGATTGAAGTTGCCAAAAGTCCAGTTATTAAACACAACCCCTTCGGCTTTATCCAACCAGCCACCCATTATTATATGATTGTATTTTTCTGGTCTCCTTTTCTTTGTGTCTTCAATTTGAAAAAGAAATGACTTTGAAAGATTTTCTTTGTTGTCTAAATATGTGGTGTGGATATAAGTAGTATCTTCTTTAGTGATGTTACTTCCAGAAATTATTCCTTTACCTTCAAAGAATTTTTTGTAAATGAAATGTTCTTTTGTAGATGGGTTTAAAATTAATATAACTCTGTTTTGTTTAGTTTTTTCACGTATAGACAAATCAATTTTATCAAAGACTTCTTCATCTTGCAATTCTTCCGCCTCATCTAATACCCACGTAGTGACACCGCTCAATGATTTTAAATTAGCTGTTTGAGTTCCTGAACTTGTTTTTATCCCTTTAAATAAAATCTTACTTCCTGTTTGGGTGTTTACAATTTCGTCTTTAGTGATATAAAAATGATGATATAAATTAAGGCTTTCTATCTTTTCTATAAATTCTGGTATAATTGAAATGTGAGCAGAAGTTAAAGTATAGCGTGTAAATAAGATAACATGACCAATCTCATAAGTAAGTAATAATAAAAACACATTCACACCGTAAGACTTTCCGCTGCCTCGACCTCCTGTTATAACAAAATATCTACTTTCAGAATTAAATAAGGGTTTGTATTTAGTCTTTAAAATCAATTAAATCTTTTATAGAAAAGTTGTTTAAGTTATGCGTTGTCTCAATAGTTTCTTTTGGTTTGCCTAAATAGTACTCCATTAATATTTGTGATGCTTTTACATCCTGCTTATCTATGGCTTTGTTATATAACATCTTCACAACGTTTATAAGCTCTTTAGATGTTAAAGCGTCCTCTAGTACCTTTTTATACTCATTCTTTCTTTTATCAACTCCTAATGCCTTTGTACTGTGCCCTCCATTGTCTTTTCTTTTGTCCATAATTAATAGAAATTAATTTTTAATTATATAACGCTATTTTTATCATTTGTCTTTTCTTGTAAGATTTTTAACTCTTTTTGTATCATTGAGTTTATCAAATACAATTGTGATACTACCTTTTCTAAACGTCCTATTCTTTGTAATTGGGTTAATTTTTCTTTACGCATTATAGACGTGTTTAAGAGGGTTGTAGATTTGATTAATAAAAGAACACGATAAACATGATGAGGTTAGTTTAACATTAAATATACGCTCATATATAGCTTTCATTTTTATTTGTGTTTCCGGTTTGATTTTACTTTCATTTTCAAAAATGCTTTTCAAAAATTCATACTCATTTTCGTTTAAACATTCTATGTTGGTTTTTCTGAACAGCTTGTTTAGTTTTTCTTTTCTTTCTTTGCATCCACAATCTTCACCAGCTATTGAGTGAACTAAAGCTTTGATCCCTGTTGCTGTTGTAATATCCTCTATAATGTCACCAACGCCTTTAGGTTTGTTAGCCTCAAAATTAGACTTCCATTCCTTATATTCTTTTGTCCGTTTGTCTTTTGGTTCTTTCATAACATTTCATAGTCTTGTTTAAACTTGTCTTTTAGTAATTCTTTGCATTTTTTGATGGTTAGATAAATAGATGTAACGCTTATTCCTGTTTCATTTGCCAATTTTCTCAGGCTCATTGGGGTGTCTCTATAAAGTTTGAAAATCTCTCTATCATACCAAGACCATGTTTCTATCTCTTTTTCAATTTCAATAAGTAAATTATTATATACTTCTTTGTATTCGTTTTCTTCAATATCCTCTATATTATAATCTTTAATTTCTACTTTTAAAACTCTTTTTTTAGCTTTTAAAAAATCAAAACATAAGCTTCTTATGGTTAAATAAATATAGCTTCTATTTATATATTCGTTATCATAACCAGAAAGCTTTATGTAAGCCTCTTGAATAATGTCTTGAGCATATGTATCTCCAACAAAAGACTTAGCAAGATCTACCCAATCATTGTAATTTTCTAAAAACACCTTCATGGGTAGTAAAATTACAAAAAAAATTTAACATTTTATAATTTGCCAGATTATTGCAATTAGATTGTTTTTATATATTTATAAAATTTAACATTTCTTTAACATATTATATAATTATAATGTATTATATTTGAATATCAAAATAAAACAAATAGAAATCATGACAGCTCAAATTTTAACAAACTACCAAATAGTAAGAGAAACAGAAAAAGCAAGTTTAGTATCAACTGAAATGATAGTTGGAAGAAAAACTCAAACAAGAGAGTTCTGGATGCCAAAATCAAACATTGCAATTTTAGATGAAGGTTTAGCTGTTGCTACTTGGTTAATCAATAAAAATGAAAATGTTATGTACCATACTTATTTTAATTCTGTTGCCAGAAATGAAAATGGAAGCATTAAAACAATCGAAGCTTAATTAATCTTTAATAAATAGAAATTATGAAAAATGTAATATTTAAAATAGTAAACGAAAATTTGTTTAATAAATTAATAATTGATGTTGATGCCTCAGGATTAAAAAATAAAGGAATTGATACAAAAGGAAACCCATTAGGATTTTACGGAGATTTATCTATTGAAAAAGAAGGTGGTAATGGTTGTTTTACAATTTCTGGGGAGTTTGGTATAAACGACTACAAAGATGAATTAGGGTTCATTTTAACTCCTGCTAACTCTTAATCTTTAGAACTATGAAATATTTTACACTAGAAAACGTTATTAAAACAGTAGTAGTCTGCTTTATAGCTTTTACGCTTATATCTTTTGTGTTGGCTGCTTTTAGTGATTTAACCCTTTTAAATCGGTCTTTTTAGCTATGATACTATTAACCTACTTAAACATTTTTGCTCTTATCTTTGGATTTACTATTGCTTTAATAGTTGGTTATAAACTTAAAAAATAAATATATGAACGTTACTATAAATCAAATTCCTAAAAATTGGAATCCAGATAACTCAATTTCGTTTACAAATTGGTTTAAAATGCACATAAAATCACCACTAGAAATTAAAGAAGATTATAATTTAACTAAAATATAAAACATGGAAGATTACAATAAATTTATAAACAAGTTTCTATCAGATTTAGAAACTAATGTTGCCTGCGAAATGGAATTAAACAACTTGAACATGGAGGCAAAAGATACTTTAATTTATAAAAAGCCAATTCAATTAAATTAATGTTATGTATTTAGATTTTATTAAAATTAAAAAGCAAAGTATAATATTAGAAAAACTTTACAAAGCTTACAATAAGCTTAATAGTTTTGAGGCACAAAATGGATTAAACTACATAAAAAAAGGAGCGTTTCTTTTAGAGTTTGGAGCTAACTTTTGCCCTTATAAAAAAACACTTCTTAAAATTGAAGATGTGTATGCTTATGTAAACAATGAAACTATTGAA